AATGTACAAGGGTATCAGCGAGCACGGGATCATAGCCATGGATCAGGTTATCCCGATCGAGATCGAGGTTGACGAAACCCCAGAGGACGTCAACAAAACGATCAGGGACGAACTCGCTGGAATCAAAAAGGCCCTGCAGGCTCTCAAGGATGGCTTGAAACCGCTCAACAAGTCTGACACCACAAAAGAGGAGCATGTCCTGAAGGGTATTGCTCTTGACATCGCAATGGAAGTAATCGACGGCTTTGTTGTCAAGCTGAACGAAATGAAGACAAAGCTGGACAGTTCAGAGGGTGTAACCGAAGACGACATCAAAGAACTGCTGGACTGGCAAATGGTCGACGCCGTGCGTGATGCGATCAAGACAGCTAGCGTGGCGGGTGCTGACAAAAACATGGTTTCAAAGGCCGAGGGTTTTCTGAAAAAGGCCCTTGCAAAGCACTTCCCTGATGATTCCAGCGCCGACACCGACGCCGATACCGACACAGACGCGGACACAGACGCGGACACAGACACGGACACTGACACCGACACGGACACCGACACCGACACGGATACCGACGACGACACGGACACCGACACCGCGGACACCGACACCGATACCGAAGACGACGCCGAGGAGAACACAGAAGACGACTCAGACGACGCCGAGGGAGAGGAGGGGGACAACAGCACGGATCTTTCTCCACCACTTGAGCGCCCAGAGGGAACCGAGGAGGACGCCGAGCTGCTGCCTGGCCTAGAAGGTTAGAGAAATTGAGCGCTACCAGACTATACAGGGGCATTAACAGGGACGGGAAAAACGTCTCTGTTATTGCTGGCGACGTCGACGCTGTGGTCATCGACGCGGTGGAGAAGTTCACCGGCGATCCCATTGGACAGCCTGCGACGGGAACGGCCGTTACCCCGATCGGTGACATATCAGGCCTTGTCATATCGCCACCCAAGGACGAAGACAGAGTGCTCAAATATGAGGAGTCTGTGGTCCTTAATAAAGAGGCAGAGCTGATAAACGACCTGATCTCTCAAAACGGCCTAAAAGTAATTCCTGAATCGGCTGAAGAGCACATCCTTAAAGCAGAAACCGACGACGAGGAAGACGAGGAAGAACGCACGGTTTTCTCGGTTGCACTCGAACCAAACGACGGTGAGAACGGGGCCCCCCTGGATCCTGACAAGCAGGACGAGATTTATTCTGCGGACGCTATCAGGAAAACGGCGCACAGGTGGCTCGAAAATGGCGGGGTCGTCGGCCTAATGCACCGGATCGACGTGTCGCCTCATGTCGCAGTGTTAGAGAGCTATTTGGCCCCCGTGGATTTTGTCTTTAAAAACGGGAAAAAATCTCACAAAATTCGGAAAGGCACCTGGCTTGTGCGCCTGCGCATTTACAACGACGAGCTATGGGAAGCCATAAAAAAGGGAGATTTCGGCGCGTTCAGCGTGGGCGGCACTGCGATAAAACGCACCGAGGAGGTTCCTGTCAATGGCTAAGAAACAGAAAACCAAAAAGGTTAAGCGCTGCGTGGAAATGTTCACAGACGAGCTATCGATCGTTACTCGCGGAGCGAATGGCTACCAGGAATTCTTAATGGTGAAGTCCGAGGACGGAGAAGGCGACATAGGCCAGATCGTCGTCGAGGAAACCGAAAAAGCTGTCCCAGGCAAAGACGCTTCCAGGGAAGCCAAGGAAAAAGCACAGAAGGCCCGTGCTGCAAAGTACGGGATCGAAATACTCACCAAGGGATCAGCGCTGAGCTATCCGGCCGGCGCGCCGACCACAGAAAGGCTCTATGGAGATCCCGTCAATCTCAAATATCCGCTGGCATATGAGGGCGATACAAAGCCCGATCCAGCAAGGACTCGTAACGCGATCGCTAGATTCAAGCAGAATTATTCTGCATACAGCGAGGGATCCAGCCAGGCGCGTGTATACGAGAGAATTGTGAGGGCAGCTTTGAGCGCAGGAATAAAAGTTACATTCGACCCCAAAGACCCCGTGGACAGCAAGCTGCCAGGGGATTTGAAAACCAGACTTCAAAAAAGTGCTGACGTTCCAAGCACGGATCCTGAAAACGCGGATTCAGACGCAGCAGACAGCCAGGACGAGCAGACGGCCGGCGAGTGGCTAGACGGGATCAAGAAATCCCTCGAACCCACCGACGACGACAAATGGCTCGAAATGGCAAAGTCAGCTCTCGAACCTGCAGCAGGGAACCAGGAATCAGGCAGCGAAGAAAATACGGGCCAGACCGAGGACGAGCCGGCGCCAGTCGCTGAGCCAGTCAACAAATCGGACGACCCCAAACTCAAGGAAATCATGGAGGCCCTTAAAAAGGAATCCATGCAAAAAGACAAAACGATCGACAAACTCGAAAAAACGGTCACCAAACTGGAGGCAGAGATCGCCAGACTGAACACCAGCATAGGCTCAACGCAGTCGATGATCCCTGGCGAGATCAATATCGACACCGACCACGAGCCAGACGACGAGCGCAACGCGTCGATCGATTTATCGCCTGAACTCTAACGGAGGATTCAATGCTAGGAAATGCTGAAATAATGAAAAAGGTCGAGATGCTCTCAAACGAGCTCGATAATGGAGGTTTGCTGCCCCCCAAGGTGGCGAGAAAATTCATAGTCGGCGCCGTGTCGAGTGCACCCCTGCTCAGGATCATGCGCACAGTCATGATGACAGAACCAGAGCAGAAGTTCCCCAAACTGACGATCACCGGTCGTGTCCTGCACGCTGCGGTTGAGTCAGAGGCTCCGCCGAGCGCGGACTTTGTGGCGCCGACCACTGACGAAGTGGTCCTGACCACCAAAGAAATGATCTCGGTGGTTCCATTGTCCGACTCTGTGCTCGAGGACAACGTCGAAGGAAAGGCCCTGTGGAACACCGTCGAGGGTTACATGAGGAAGAAAGTAGCTGTCGACGTACAGGACAACTTCGTGAACGGTGACACCACCTCGGCCGATCCCGATCTCGCACTGTTCGACGGACTGCTAAGGCTCATCACCAGCAACACCGTCGACGGGCTGGCAGCCGACTGGGATACCGCCTTAGCAATGCAGGGCATGGACGCGATCCCAGAGGAATGGTACGAGGCCGACGAGGCTCAGCTCCGCTGGCTCGGTGCCTTCAAAACAGAGCGGAAATACCGCCAGAGCTTGACCGACAGGGAGACGAACCTCGGTGACTTCCTCTTGGAGAAAAAGACCGGATCCAGCCCCCTGGGGATCCCCATGGTCAACATTCCAAGGTGGCCAACGAATCAAAGCCCAGGCAGCCGAACCACAGAGGCTTTGCTGAACCCGAAGCAATTCGTGGGCGGCTGGCATCGAAATATCCGAGTGGAGTTCGAGCGCAAAGCACTGGCGAGAAAGACCTACATGGTTATTTCTCTCAGAGTCGGTTGCGCACTCGAAGAGGATCTGGCAGCGGCGACGGTTTACAACATCGCCATATAAAAGCGGCCGTGGTTTCATCCCCGTTGACTCTTAGAGTCAGGGGGGTAGGCTAAACAAAAGGTTACCAAGGAGATAAAAAATGACTATAGGAAACGTAACAGTCAAAGCTGAAATGGGTGCCAGTGGCGCCGAGGCCACCTTCGTGGATTATATAAGATTCACGGGGGATGTGACCTACCCAGACGGAGGCTCGGATGCCAACGCGGCTTTGCAAGCTGCAATCGGCAAGAACGTCACGGCGATCGGCTGCATGGGTGTGTTGACTTACGGAGCAAATCCGCAATACACCCCGAGGATCGTTCACACTCCGGCAACGGTGCAGAGTGCGGCCGCAGGCTGGCCAGTCGCAGACCAGGACACAAAAACGATCATTTACAAGCTGAACGGCGGAGCAGAGCAAACCCTGACCTTGTCAGGTACTCACACCACGCGGGCCCAGTTGGCAGCCTCAATCGAGGCGGAGACGGGGCTGCATGCCTACGACGACGGCGCCCAGGTAACGGTGAAGACCGAGAGAAACGGTGCAGACGCCTCTCTGGAGATCACCGGAGGAACTGCAAACGCGGTCTATCTGTTCCCCACGACAGTGAACGAGGGAAGCGACGATCCCAAGCTGATGATCGTTGATCCAGCAACAGGCGAGGACGTCGGTGACGGCGCAGCGTCCACGGACCTTTCGGGTTACACGTTTGAAGCAGTTCTATTCTCTGAGTAGTTACTGAGCCCTCGGGCTTGTTAACTCCTATGGGGGGCTGGTCAGTGAAGTCTTTGCCCCAAAGCTCTGATTGGCCCCCCGTTTTTAACTTTGGGGCAAGGAGTTTTGATCATGGGCAAAATTTACGCAGTCAGGATGCGAGAGTACAACAAGGGGGCTGGATTTCTGCGAAGGAACTGGACGGCCGGCAAGTGGAAGCTGCAGTTCATCGCAGGGGATGCCACGCCTAAGAGGCCGTTCAAGCCGTCGCCTGTTGTCGAGGTTACCAAGGAACAGTTTGACTATATCATGGGACGGAGTGCCGACGGCACGCCTAACGTGGGTCAACCTCTACAAAAACACATTCCTGTTTTCGAAGGCTGGATTTTCAAAAACAGAAAAGAACTCGTCGACATGGTTCAGGCAGAGGCAGACCGGCGCGCGGCTGGCGGCAAGACCAGCGCGCGGGCAGTCCTGCAGCTACGGGGGCCGATAGACGAAGACGAGAAGCCACAGCAGCAACTCGACCTCGGTGAGAAGGCCAACAAGGTCGTCGAGGTGGTCCCTGAGGACAAGCCACCAGCACCGAAACCGCAGGCACCAGACGAAGAAATAAAACCGCTTGACGTCGATGAGGAGCTTTCCAAGGGGAAAGACGACGACACCGACGACGACGAACCCAAGGAAAAACCAGAACCAGAACCAGAACCAGAACCAGAACCTGAGAAAAAGGAACCCAAAAAAAAGGCACAGCCGAAATCCAAGGCCAAGGCGCCGGCAAAGAAACCGACAGCCAAGAAAGGCACGGGCAAGAAAACAGGTAAGGGCAAGAAATCCTAGATAGTAGCCTGAACCGTTTTTCCATCGCCTTAAGGAGCCGACTATGAAACTTTATACCAATCTGAACATCACCTCAGGGGACGACATCGAATTTGAGGTCCCCATTGCTGGCGATGTTATGGACCAGAAAAAGGACTTCTCTGCGCTTATTAAGGCGGTGGGAGGACACACCGGCGCGGCCGACGTCACCATGAGCGTGTCTATTTTTGCGGACATTAAACCAGCTCAGACGGATCAGGAGGGCACTGTCGTCGATATCGATGCCTGGACTAATATCACACCGGCAGCTTACCGCCTGGATCAAAATGCCATGGTTGACAATCCCACGGTTGAATTTTCAGGGGTGACAGCCGAGAACGCGTGGCTTGATTTCGACAACCTGAACGCTGATAAAATCAAGTTTGTAGTGTCGTTTGACGCGGCGCCGGCGGGAACGCCTGCTCAGCTAATCGTCAAAATACGACGCGACGACACATAAGGGGGGACCATGCGACCACCAGGCGGAATTAATGCCCCTCAGTTAACGGCTGCCGAGATTTCGGCGATCACCGATCCGGTAGTTGGCAAGCTGATCTACAATTCAGATACAGGCGAGTTCACCTATTGGGACGGAGCTGCATGGCAAACTCTCAGTATTGGGGCGGGTGCCTACATTCCTATTGCTGAGAAGGGAGCAGCCAACGGAGTCGCCACGCTGGACGCTACAGCGAGGCTGCCTTTCGGACAGTTGCCCACTTCGGCTATGGAGTACAAAGGCGCCTATGACATTCTGACTAATACTCCAACATTGGCAGACGGTACAGGGACAAACGGCGATTTTTACAGGTGCAGCACTGCAGGCTCAAGAGACTTCGGATCTGGGTCGATCACTGTGGGAATAGGCGACACTCTGATCTATGATGGATCAGTATGGCAGCGAATACCAGCAGACGACTCGGTCCAATCCGTAAACACTCAGACCGGCGTGGTTGTTCTGGACCCAGACGATCTGGACGACAGCGCAACGACTCACAAGTTTGTTAGCCAGGCCCAGATCGATGAGTTCCACACCCAGGACACCGACCAGGCGCTTGACTATGGCGGAGCGAACCAGGTCACAGCAGCCCAGGCAAAGGCAGCCTATACTCACTCGCAGGTAACCTCTGGAAATCCTCACCAGACAGACTTTTTGGAGCTGCCAGACGCCCCCTCTTCATTCAGTGGAGAAAAGCACGAATTTTTGAAGGTCAACGACGGTGAGACGGCGCTGATCTACGCAGGCCGAGGACACTGGGGCTCTCAAACCAAGGCGAACATGGAAGCAATCTCGGGCGCCAGGGTGGGAGATTCCTGCTGGTGCACGACCTTCGGCAAGATGTTCTATTACGACGGGAACTGCTGGATCGTTCCAGGTGAAGTCGTAAGAGTAGAAAATCGAAGCGGGGGCTCTTTGGTAGAGGGGGACGTGGTTGCGAATGATTCAGCAAACTCAAGGGCAGCGGTTACAACCACAACGCTTGACGATAACAATGTCATGGGGCCAGTGGTGACAGGAGGACCTTCAGGGGCTGGTAACTGGATCACCGTAGCAGTCAACGGGCTGCCCTGGAAAGTTTTAATGAGGGGCTCAGTCAATATCGGAGATTTTATTTTTGCCTATTCCACAGCCAAGCAGGGATATGCTACAGCGGGATCCTATAGTGGATCATTCGGTGAAACCCTAGAATCTAAGGGACCGGTTGGAACAGCGTTATTGAATTGCTGGATAATAAGTAAGGAGGTTTACTAAAATGGAGTTAACCTATACAGAGCAAGAACACATGCTCAGGAAATGGCTGTCCGCTATAGGGCTTGCCAAGCTAGATTGGCTTTCTAGGGATTCGGTAACCAGTCCGAACTGGTGCGACTCTTCCACGTGGCCAGTGGGGCCCTCGGATAGCACATGGAAGGTGACAGCCCAGGGGTTAGCATACCCAGGCCAGACAGATCCTCCAGATAATAGGATCGTTGTGGTCCCTAGGGCGTATATTCGGTTCATGGCTGCAGTGATTCACGAGGGTGGTGATATGGTCGTCTCTTACTCTAGCGGTGAGACAGAGCTGGGGCAGACTGTTTACAAGGCGCGCAAGGACTTCACAAAGCGGTCGAAAAAGAAAAAAATCGAACCGGCCTCGGATGCCAACGCGGGGCAGACCGGTGACGAGTGGGATATCACCCTGGACTTTTTAGCGGACGGCAAGCCTGTGATCCTGGTACCGTCTGCGATGTCTTCCGTTGAGAATGGTCTGCCAGATTCCATGACTTGCAAAATAGCCGACGATCAACCCTACAAAAACGCAGAGGGAACCAACGGAGGCTTTGCTTACGTAAGGTATCCAGGGGTTCAGATTTACAGCTCAGAACTGGGCTAAATCTCCATATTTTTACTACCATTATCGATTGACGAACACAAAGCCAGTGTTTAAAATGGATTTCAGTTTGAACCTAAAAAGAAAGGGGCGAAGACGATGCCAACGATCGACGTTACTCAGAAAGTTTTAGATTTGGAAGGGGCACCAATAAAGGACCCTCCCAAAGAACCAGGCGGGCCCAAAACGGAAATGACTATCAGATCCGCCTGTATTCAAGCGCTAATGAACGCAGACGCCAAGGCCACAGGCGACGAGAAATTCAAGGCGTTTATGCTGGCGCAGAGGATCCACGAGGAGGACAATCCTCACTTTGACGTAAAGGAAATTACGACAATCAAGAACGCTGTCGGCAAGCTGTTTGTCCCTGTCGTGATCGGTTATGTCTGGAACATCCTTGACCCACCAAAACCGAAGGAAGTACCACCCCAGAAAGAGGAAGCACCAGCCACGGCAGAGCCTGCGCCTGCTGCGGCGCCTGCTCAGGTTGCCCCAGCACCTGCGCCCACGCCTGCCGAACCTGCTGAGTAACTATTTAAGCGGCCGTCGCTTGACCTTCAAAATAGTCTCGTGTCAGAATCACCTTAGAGGGTGAGCCATGACTATACGCCTAGAATTTGTAATCCCAGACGTGCAAGATCGCATTGATGAGGATTATGTCGAGCTAAAAATAGAACGGGATCCAGGGGGTGGCTTCGTCGAGATTTCCCACGCTACCACCAGACCCCCTTTAAGAGGTGTCGTTGAGCGGTATGTCTACCAGGATCCCACGGGCGACACGGCATGGAGCTATCAGGCCACGCTCATAAAGGCAGACGGCACTCCATACGGCACACCGTACGCGGCCGACGTCGTCGAGAAGGATGCTTACACGACCTTGGCAGCTATTAGAAAAGAGGGGGTCCTGGCCACGGACGTCGACGACGACACGGTTGAGGAGTACATAGAGCTCGCTACAAGGTACATTGAGGATTACTGTCTGTCTTGGTTCGTTCCTAGGTACCAGTGCTTCGAAGTCACCGGTGAGGGGCTGCCCAGGCTGTTTCTGGATATCCCCATTATTGCCCTGCAGAAAATCACCATGAACGACGAAGAGGAAAACATAGAGACTTTGGAAGTGAACAACCGATACCTTCGCAACGGCCTGACCTCCCCAGACGACAGGAAAAACCCAATGATCACTTATTCAGACGGTTACCTGGTCGACGAAGGAACGCGCCTCTACAGCCTGGGCGGGGGACACTTTCCGAAGGATAGGCAAGAAACAAAAATCTGGGGCATTTTTGGCTTCACCGAGCTGGCAAGGGGCGCCGTCTGCGGTGAAACTGCGAATAATAGCCAGGTACCTCTTGAATATGGAGGGGTTCCAGCTCTGATCGAGTGGTGTGCTCGCATGATAACCGTCAACAGGTGCTACCCTGCGCTCTCTGACGAATCGATCGCGGTCATCCTTAAAAACCGTATAACGCGCCAGAAAACAAGGGATCAGGAAGTCGAATTTGCAGATCCGGAAAGCTCAGAAAACACAAATACAAACGGCTTTACCAATAGCACCATAATCGACCAGATACTTGAGCGATTTAAAAGACCCCTACAAATGAAGTTTGTATGACCAGTTTTTACACAGCATTAATCCAGAAGTTCCAGGCGGTATTTTATCGCACGGACACGATCACCACCAATAAGGCCAACATAAACGGAGATCCAGAAACCTGGGACTTTTCACCCTATCCCACCATTAATCTGGAAGTAACCTTCGATGTGGGAGGGCTTCAAACAATAGCGATAGACAGCTCGCTTTTTGCGGATCCCGTTCATGCGACTGCGGCGGAGGTGGTCGATCAGATAAACGCACTGATAACAAATGGCTTCGCTGTCGAAGATTCGGAGGGGCAAGTCATAATTTGCACAAATACGGAGGGTGAAGGTGGGTCTGTACTAGTCGAAGGACCTGCCGGCGCCCTGCTGGGTTTCCCTGCTCAGGAGGTCGAGGACGGCGCGTATGATGACATTTGGAGGGCGCCGCTACCCAGGGCAGACGGAACTCAAACGGGCGCTGGCAGGCGGCGTGAGCTCGCTGGTGTGACTTTAAAATGCCAGTTAGACCGAGATGACTGGGGGGATCGAACTCTGACGGCCGGCGGTGAGTCGGATAAAGCCGATATAGTGATAGTTCTCAGGAAAGACCACCTGGCAACAGCAGGGCTTATGAAAGCAGACGGCCTCCCAAAGTTACACGTGGGCGATAGGGTCGATCGCATCCTGCAGCTAAACGGCGCGATCGCAATGGACTTCCCTGTCCCCCCAGGGATGTGGATCAAGGATGTTGAGCCGGCAGGGTACGGGCTGGCGTTTTTCGGTACGCCTGAGATAAATCTTTTTTATATACACTGCAGGAAGGATCGCGAGATAGAAACGGAATGATAAGGGTTCAAGACAACAGCCCCCCAGTGCTCGAAGAGTACCGAATGATCGTGGGCGCTTTTAACAAGGCGGTCACGACCATGCTATCTCGAGAAGCTTGGATGTTGGCTAATAACATAAAGGGGGGGCTGATAGCGCAGCGCCCAGGCGGCAAGAAAATAAGACCCATATCCAGGACGACCATTCTTTTAAGGGGTATCAGGACGGGTGGAGGAAGCAGCACCAAAGCTCTCATTGACACGGCGGCAATGGTCAACGCGGTGAAACCCAAAAGAGAGAATATGTACCATTACACCGTGGGAGTTCACAGGACTGCGCGCAGCAAAAAAGGCAAGAAACTTGCCGACCTGGCAGCGATCCACGAAGGGGGAACCAAAACTTACACGGTCGTGGTGACGGAAAAAATGCGCCGGTTTTCTTTCGTGCTCATGAAATACGGTATTTTACGGGCGCCGTGGAGAGTGGGCCAAAAACTAAGGCGCAGAATTCCAGCAAGGCCCTGGTTGAACCCTGCGCATGATGAGTGGATAAAGGGAAGCGAGGAAAGATTTGTAAGCGGCCTCGCTGCTATGTTAGGAGTATCAATGTAATGGGAGTTCCTACTATCAGCAGCATAACACCGACAGGGGGCACGACGCGCGGCCGCAATTTGATTCAAATAACGGGCACTAATTTCTCCATGCCCCCCGATCCTCCATTGGACTCTTCAGGCCCTGCGTTCCAGTCAATCAAAGTTATGTTTGGAAGTTTGCAGTCCCCTGCAGCCTTCGCACTTACTCCCACCCAGGCGATCGCCACGGTACCGACTTACGAAGGCGACGACATGGGAGACAGCGGCGATCCCGTGGCGGTCACCCTGTACAACCTGGACAGCAGCGGCGCCGAGATACCTGGCGAAGTGGTCGTTTTTAATTCGTATACTTACAACCGGCCTTTGTTCACAGACGAGCAGGCGCTGGAATACGTGCTAGGGCGCCTGGTTGCTTACCTGCGCCGGCACATCACAAAAAACATCGCGATCACCATGGGGCGCAGTTATTCTGAGGGTGAAGACGCGCAGCTCGAGCAGATTCTGCAGGGCGAGCTCCCTCTTATCTGGATCAATGGGGTCGATACAGAATACGACGAAGACGCTCAGGCGCTGGGGGTGCAAGAATACATGACCAGCGCAACCGACTTTAACGAGTACAGGCCTGGAACCGTGGTTAATATAGTCATGGAATCGATTCAAATGTACTCCAGGGAGGAGCACCCCAGGGAGATTATGGCAATGTCTCAGGCGTTCCTTGACGCGTTGCTGGACGTTCCGAAGCTGAAATGCGCGCCGCCTTCGTTTGATACCGAGGCGGCCGAGGATTATGAGTATCCCATGCTGATCCCCAAGGAGGGAATGCCCTCATTTGACATGGGACCAGAGAACGACGGGCTGAAGATGTGCACCGTCGGATTAGTCATAGAAGAAGTTGACTTGACGGTTCTGGCTGGAACTCTTACAGATATAGGCTGGACCGTTGAGGATCCGGACTCGCCGGAAATCATTTTAACGGCGAGCTAGGTATGTGATAACATCGACCAAGAAGGTCGAAAAAGAAAAAAACAATTTGGAGGTAACAAATGCCTACTGGCGCTTCAAGAATTGATGTTAAATGGCAACAGGGACAGCAGAACATCACCGGCGTGGATGTCTCAAGAGGGGCCGTCGTCGGACTCACTGAGCGGGGCCCAGTGGGAGAGCGAACAACTGTTTTCAGCCCTGAAGAGTATCGTAAAATTTTCGGGGGCTACATCGACAACGACGACTCGGATATTTCGATCGGTGTCGATTCTTTCTTCGACAACGGAGGAACAGCCCTCGACGTGGTGAGAACATGTCACTACACGGACATAAGCAACCCGACGAGCTACACAGCCGTAATAGGTACGCTTGATCTCTCCACATATACCTCGGGGACACCGACGGCCGGCACAGAAACCAGCAGCGGCGCAGAGCCTTTTGAGCTGGAACCGGCCGACACCCTGATCTTCGAGATAGACGGAGGGGGCCCTCAAACAGTTACCTTTAACGCTGCGGCTGGCTATGTCGAGTCAAACGACACCTGGCCAGTTGGAGATCAGGACGGCCTCACTTTGAACCTGTCGATCGACGGGGGAAGCACCAAAACAGTCACATTCTCGGGCTCAACAACCACGGTTGCAGAGGTGGTCGATCAAATAAACGCAGCAGGGATCCCAGGCTGCCACGCCTATGACAACGCTGGTGAGGTTCACATTCAGAGCGACACCAAGGGAACCGGATCCACGGTGGCGATCATCGCAGGGGGTACCAATACGATCACCTGGGCTGCTCCGACGGCTGGAACCGGTGACGTGGTCAACATCGCAGCCGTTACCGCAGCAGAGGCCAAGGCGCACATTGAAGCTCTGCCCCTGGTCGGTGCCACAATATCGATAGAGAGCGGTGGCGAACTCACCGTAACCAGTGGAACCACGGGCCCACTTTCCAGCGTAAAGATGACAGGGCTCGCTCAAACAAAGTTTGGCTTCGACGGAGCGGTCCACTCTGGCTCAGCGGCCGGCACTATCACCACGTTGACGGTAAACGGAAAAACTCCAGGCGCCTATGTAAACAGCCTCTACCTGGTGGTTGCAGACGCGAGCAACGGAGACGCCGAGCGCTTTGACCTGTCCGTAACCAAGGACGGCGATATCCAGGAAAGCTGGGCGAATCTTACCATGGACCAGTCAGACGATCGCTATGTGCTGGCAATCGTCAATAACACCCTGACAGGTTCCGACCTGATCAACCTGGTCGACGCGGATCTCATGGGAGGCTCAGGTTACACGGCGCTGCAGGCACGGCCGACGAATGGCACCTGGGGACCTATGACCGGCGGAGACGACGGGCTCTCAGGGCTGCTGGACTCAGACTTCGTGGGAAGTTTGGCGGGATACACAGGGCTCTATGCGCTGGACGACGAGGAAGACATTCGGCTTTTCTCAGTACCAGGGCACGCCTCGGCAACAGTGCACGCGGGGATCAACACATACTCGACGCACAGGAACCGAGAGATTTACGCTGTACATCCCACGCCAGGACCTGGCGACGTTTCCACAGCCACGCAAATGAAGACATGGAGCGAGAATTATCTCTATAATACGATCGAGTTCGGCTGCTGTGCATGGCCCAGGATCAAAATCGCGAATCCCTCGAGCGCTATCTTTGGCGACGAGGAAACCGTGACGATCGGATCGGAAATGGCCAAAATGGGAAGGTTCGCTTACAACGACAGGAACAACCCAGACACGATCTTTGTCAGCACGGCCGGAGTGAAGGACGATCGCGGAGTGATTCAAAATTGCCTGGGCGTGGAGTTCGAGGATCTGAAGTTCCAGGAAAAAGCGAACCTGATCGCAGACAGGAACATAGAACCGATCCGCAAGTTCAAAAACACTGCCTACCACTTCGACGGAGGCGACAACCTGAAAATAAATGGAGACTGGCCCAGGCAATGGCACGCGCGCGGAGCCATTTATATCGTTGCTTCTCTAAAGTCAGATTCGATCTGGGTCAAGCACTCCAAAAACAACGCGAAAAACCGTGGGGACTGGGAGCGCTCGGGCAATAGGTTCCTCGCTACTCTGCCGGCCGACGCGTTTGACCCAGCCAGGCCGACATTTTTCGAAGTGTCAGAGGCCCTCAACGGTCCAGAAATTAGAGCTCAGCAGCGCATGCGCGGAAAGTTAGGGCTTGGTTTCTCGGACGATGCCAAGTATGTTGAATTAATCGTCACTCGTACGGTTGCAAGTGGCAGTTAAAGGAGCTGATAAAAATGGGAGCACATAGCGAACCAAGAAATTTTCACATGCAGCCCAAGTGGGTCCTGGAGATAGACGGGATCGAGAGGGTGCGTTTTTCCCGTGTTACCCTTCCAGACGAAACGGTCACCGACAACGTGATCCGGCAATCGGCTGAGACACACCCAAACAGGGCGCCTGGAGAATATCAGCCAGTTGACGTCGAGGTGGAGGGGCCTTCTTACACTGATCCCACTGTGCGCGATCTGTGGAACAAAACGATCAACGTGATAGAGGGAGGCGGGGAAATAGGCGAGGACCTTTATTTCGACGCGGACCTGATACAGCTCGATCGCGACAACACCACCCAGCTCGTGAAGTATCGTCTTCACAGGTGCTACTGTGGCGGCCGTAAGTTCGGCGATTTCGACGCAGAGGCAGACGGTGCAAGGAAGATCGGGTTCATCCTGCGACCTCGCAAAATCGAAGAAAAACCTGTTACCTAAACAGCAAACTCTTCCCCCCTTACCTTTTCGGGTTCCGTCAATTATTATTTATTTGAAACCTAGAGATCCCCGTGCTAATTTGTTCTTAGACCAGAAAGGGGCAAAAACATGTCAGAGATAATAACTTTTCCAACGCGTATGAAAGTCGAGATGCAAGGGCGCTCGGTGGCAGAATTTCGCAGCACCTTGAAAGGAATGAGAAATTCAATAGTCCAGTCCCACACGGCAGCTCTGGAAGCTGCGACAGCCAAGCTCGTGGACGTCGGAGACTATCCCGAATCAAGGATCCTGGGGCCGGAAGATTCGGTCAACTGGCTGCAGGCAACCACCGAGGATCGTATCTGGGGCCTAATAGGAACCAGGGTTAATTCGTATGGGGACGGCGCCATCTATAACATGAAGGTGCAGTGTGATCGCTGTCCGAAAAGCTATACCCGCAGGACGGACCTGAGACCCATAGAGGACGGAGGCGATCTGGTAATATGGGGCTTCGAAAAGGACGAGCACAGGGAGGCTTTCAAGCAGGGGCTGCCATTCGAGGGCAAGCTCGGGGAACGTGGTATCAAGTGGCGCATGGCTTACGGAACAGACGAAGAACTCATCGAGAAGCTATCCAAGGACAATCCAAACGCGGAAACCGACGACCTTAACCTGAACTGCAGGATCATCGAAGTCGAGGGGATGCACAGAAACGACGTTATGTCTTGGATCCGAAAGCTGGGAGACGACAGGATCGCACTCACGGATCTAATGTCAGAGGCAAGCGCAGGGGTGGATCTGGTAGTCGACACTCGCTGCCCCTGGTGCAACTCGGATGGAGAAGCCACTATCCCTTTCGATTTAGAATTTTGGATCCCAGTCGTGGCAGCCGAGCGGGATCGCCGACGTCGCAGGAAGGACGCGGCTCTGATCAGGATGGCGGAGAAGAATTAGTACACTATAGCCGTATAGTCAGCCCTGATTTATTACGCATAATCAATACTTTCGAACCGAATCCAAGCGGTTCAACTCTGGATGAGTGGGCACGCCTGTCCCCCTTGCTAGAGGTCGAGCACCTGGTCGATTGCTTCTCTGAAGAGTACCTTTTTCAAATGCAACTGGATCTTTGTACCAGCTCTTATTTTGGTATTTCTACAAATATGAGGTGGGAGGACGCTGGCCAACTACCTCTAAAAGATGCTATTCGTATATTAGAGGCTTTGATCAAGAGAAACGACGAACTGGCAAGGGCCATAAAGAACAAATAGGGGAACGGCGGAAAAGGGATTCATGGCTGGTAAAAGCATGAAGACCATATTCGATGTGCTCGCCAGAGACATGGCCACGCCTGTCCTCAATAAGGTATCTGGCTCATTCGGACAAATGCGCGCAGCAGCGGCGCAGGTTAACACCACTCTTGGAGGGATGAATCAAGGCGTTGCGCTAATGCAAAAGCAAATGCGCAACATAATGGCGGGCGGTATCATTGGCGCCGGTTTAGTCAAAGCAGGGAGCGGCCTGCAGCAGTTTGTCGGTGAGGCGGTGAAGGGGGCCGGTGAACTCGAGTTCGAACTCGCCACCCTGCGGGGGGTATCGGGTGCGACGGCCGAACAAATGGAAAGGCTAGCCAATGCTGCATCTAAGGCGGGCATAGAGACTCAGTTCACTCCCACCGAGGCGGTGCAGGGCTTGACGGCGCTGGCCCAGCAGGGCTTCACAACTGCGCAATCTCTCAATACCTTAATGCCTTCACTGTTCCTTGCCGGAGCGTCAGGGGGTAAGGTTCCCTTAGAAGAGGCAGCCAAATTGACCACCCAGACGCTTAAGGCTTTTGGATTAGAGGCAGACAAGGCAGGGATCACGGTTGATCAGTTAGTGAAAACAACGACGGTTTCTGGACTTGCGATCGAGGAGCTGACCGAATCCCTGCAGAACGCCTCGGCAGGTGCGATCTCTCTTGGCCTGGACGTTCAGGAATCCATGGCAGCTCTGGGGCTCATTAAAAATATCATTCCCTCTGCAGCCATGGCAGGATCCGCTTTCCAGATTATGACAGGGCGCCTGGCATCGAAAAAGACTCAAAAAGTAATCAGGGAAAGCATGGGGATCGATGTCGTCGACCAGGCGACTGGGAAATATAAAGACTTTGGAAACCTGCTTGTCGAAATGGCTGACAAAATGGGGAAAATGACAGAGGGCGAGCGCGGTATGATGGTCGGTGAGGCCTTCGGTGAGCGCGCCAAGAAAGGTATTCTGTCGATATTTCAACAGCTAGACAAGGGAATAACAACAACCGACGGAAAAGTTTTGAAGGGCGCCGAGGCCTGGAAATATTACAAGGCTCAGTTGGACCCAGAGGACGTGGAGGGATTCGCCCAGGCGATGAACGACATGAAACTCGACACCCTGAACGGGCAAGTTACATTGCTGACCGGTTCTTTTCAGACATTCATGATGGAGCTCGGCAAGGGAACCGCTCAAATCACCAAGGGCGGAGTTAAGGCGCTGCTCGCTACGTTCAACACATTCCTGTCAGTATTCCAAGAACTCCCAGAGGAACTCAAAACAGCGGTTACTTCGTTTCTTTTAATCGGTGGCACTATTACCAAGTTCGTGGGAATCATTCTGATCGCTCGCACGGCGCTCAGGCTGTTCGGTTTCAGCCTTACGAATGTCTTCCTGGGCCTGGGCAAAATGCTTCTAATAGGAGGGGCGATAAGCCTGCTGTTCGGCGGGATCGCTCTGGGTGCGTACGGTATTTATAAAGCTGTGTCTACCAATTTTGGTAAGTCCAAGGCCGAGGGTGCATCGTTCTTTGAAACGATAAAAATGGGATTCCGTGGGATCGTCGACATTGTCAAAACGGGCGGCCTGACAGAGGAAACCACCAAGGCCTTCGAAAAAATGGGGAAATCCCCAGGACTGGCTAGCTTCTTTCGAAGGTTCATAGCTATGTGGGAAAAGGCCAAGGCCTTTTTCGAGGGCGTTTCTATGGGGTTCACTGCTGCCCTGGGGCGCCTCGAAAAGCCGTGGGAAAAATTCAAAGAGACGATCGGCCGTGTCTTCAATATCTTCACAGGTGGCGCAGCGGGTGCAACGAAAAGCACAGACGAGTGGACCACCAAGGGCGAAATGTTCGGAGATATGCTTGTTATGCTGGCAGAAACCTTGCTCACAGCGGTGACACGGCTCACCGAGTTCGGAGCTGCAGTTGCCGAAAACTTCAAAGATGTGTCCCTTGGTGACTTCATAGGAGCGCTGGAAAAGGTGATCGTTCTATTGGATGTTATCTTCACCACGGTGGGAGTAATAGGCCAGATCTTCAAAGAGGTGGGAACCTACCTGGGGGAAATGTTCGGAATGTTTGTGAGGCTTGCCCAGGGGTTCGTCGAATTTCACAAAGGAATTTTTACAGGCGACTTTACCGCGATCAAATCAGGGGCCAAGGAAATGGGGTCTTCACTGACAGATTTCTTTGGTTTCACAGGCGAGAGCGAGAACATAATAGCGCGCGGAGTCAAGCAATTAACAGGCGGCGGCGTTGCGTCGAATGTGAAAAAGGAACAGGCGAAAAATATTTCTAAGGCCTTCACCGAGAGCCAGAAACAAACAGCGGCGGCCGGTGTGCACGCACCCAGGCCAATGGAAGGCGCCCTGGTCAACGAGCTCAGCAAGCGCCTAGTGGATATTAAAAGCGAGCTGCAAAAAGAACGTGTCCAGGTTATCGAGATAGACGGGCAGCAACTGTTTGCAGTGCTTCAAGAGCGTGCAGGCGAGGCCTCAGAGGAAAACTTGGACAATCCTGACATGTCCCCTGTTCCTCCGATCGGCTATTAAGGAGGCTAAATGAGCGATGTACCGACCCAGGTGAGAAGCACGGTCCTGAACCTGGACAGCGGCAAGGGGATCTACTTCCAATATGAACCGCCTAATATCGGAGGGGCTGCCTCTGCTAATTACAACAGCGATCCGGCGCTGGGGGGTACGCACGAAAACGCCACATTCTCTCATACTAGCAACGAGACTTTTAATTTAGAGCTACGCTGGAACAGGATCACATTGACGGCGTTGACGGGGAAAACGACAGAGCAGGGGAGCGCCGTGATCGATCAGGCGAGAGCGTTCATACGATCCCTTCTTAACCCTGTGCGCCTAGCGGTGGAGGTTGCCGGCGGTGACACTCCCTTATTGTTTCTGAGCGTTCCTGGAGTTCTGGCTGTTTATGCGCGCCTGAGAAGTATCGACTGGGAGGTACCCAGGCGGGATCCGGCAACAGGGCAGATCATGGAGCTCACAATGCGCTGCACCTTTGCCGAGGAGCCTCAATACAGGTACACAGCCGACGATATCGCAGAGGTCGGATACAATAGGAGCTGAGCACATGGCAACACTGACGATATACAGCCCTTACCAGCTCTGCAAAGAGCAGTATGATCCCAGGGGGTATCTGTACACCACAGAATACGAGCCTTACCCATACCAGGACCTGGACGACAACATAGAGCACACCGTCAAAGAGGGCGAAAAATGGGAGGACATCGCTGCTTTTTGGTATGCTCCTATTTTTCAAGCAAATACCCTGTGGAGATATATCGCAGACTTTCAGCCCGAGCCGGTGATCGATCCTTTCATTAAATTAAAAGCTGGTCAGATAATCGTTGTTCCTTCGAAAAATACTCTTTTTACAAAGATCCTGGACCCAGAGCGGAGGTTCATAATTGACTAGCTCCCCTGCACCGGTGGTCGCTTTAAACCTGGTCGACTCTGACGAAGGCGTGGACGGCCTTTTAGATTTTGCGCCAGACAGGCTGAAGACCTTCACTTTTTTCGATAACGAAGGAAAATTCGACAAGTGTGATGTGGTGTTCAGGAACCACGACAAGGCACTATTAGACGAAGCCAGACTCAAGGAGGGGCAACAGTACTTAGTTCAATGGGGATATACCTCGAACATGTCGCCAGTCTACACCATGATCGTCAAGTCGGCTAAGGAATCAGGGCTTAATCTGACGGTCAAAATGAAGGGCAAGGCTACCCAGCTAGACAAGGGGCGCGTTTATCAGCAGTGGGTCGGCGTGCGAGATTCAGACGTTGTAAGGGAAATATTCGAGGAAAACGGCTTCACGGGGATAATGCTGGACGTGATTGATACACCGGTTTACAGAACCACGATCACCCAGAACACCTCAGACGCGCGCTTTATTCAAAAGCTGGCAAGGCGCAATCATTTCCAATGGTGGATCGATGCGGCCGGCGCGCATTTCCGACCACGTCAGAAAGACCTTGAGCCTTACCGCTGGTATACCTACAGGGGGCACTATTCAGGGGACGGGGAGATCCTGGCGCCTGGTCCTAACACAGAGTCAAATTTTGCGAAGGACGTTGCCAAAATCAGGATCCGAGCGATAGATCCGTACACCCTCGAGGAGGTGGTCGCTGAGCAGGGAATAGAGGGGGGCAACGCTGAAGAGGATTATTCGATATCCCTTGGTAAGGAGCAGGAAATCGGAGACCCAGACAACCTGGAGGGGAACCGCGAGAAAAGGCTGACCAGAACCGAAGAACTAAACATGGGGTTCGCAAGCCAGAGCGAGGTTAACGCTGCAGCCGAGGCGATGTATAGAAGAGTAATTGACCGGCGCTATAAGATGACACTTCCAATAAAGGGCGATCCCAGGGTGGGAGCGAAAACGCTGATCGGCCTGCGCAATTACTCTGAGGGATATTCTGGGCTGTATTATGTCAAAACCGCAGTGCACCAGATCTCAGGTGGTAAGTATCGCACCGAACTCAAAACAGTCAGGGACGCCCTTGGCAAGCTGTACACAGACAAAAAGAAGGGAGTCAACGGTAAAAAGAACCCGTCTGAGGACGACCAGGACACCGAGCGACCACCAAAACCAGAGGAACTGATCAGGGTGGCGATTCTCGAAATGGGGCCCAATAATACGCCTCAATGGACCTGGCACCATAGAAACAAGAACAGCCCAGGCGGCAAGACTTTTAAAGTCGAAGAAATTCAGGACCAGAATATAGTCGACGCGTTAAACGCGAGGTAAGGGGCAACATGTTCGGCGATGAAAACCGTAATATTGTAAGCGGTCCATACAATGGAAAAATAGTCAAGCGAGAGCTGGATCCGGAAAACGATCCGGAGGCGGCCGATATGCCAGTTTTGGGGCGCATTAAAGCGAAGGTCCCAGGGAAATGGGAAGAGTCAGCCTGGGCTTGGCCTCTGGGGTTCGGTGGAGCTCCGCTGTGGGGCTTTAACCGCGTTCCTCCCATGGGGGCCCTGGTGTCTATCTGGGTTGTCAACGGCAACGAGGAGCAGCTCTTATACCTGCCGGCGCAGCATGCTTTTGGTATGACCTTCCCAGAGTTCGTGCATCCAGACGTAATGGTGGGAGGCGATGAGAATTTGCGCCTAATTTACGACAGGCGAGAGGGGCAAAAATACGCAGCCATGCAGGTGGTTAAAGAGGTGAACGAAGAAGAAAGCCTGATCTGCGAATTTCGCTTTGACATCGAGGGCAACAGTGTCAGAATCCTCGCTGAGACAGGCATGAAAATCGAGTGCAAGGGGCAGCTATCGATCGACGCTACTGGCGACATTGAGATCGGAGGTCGTAAACTATCTCGGAAAGCGGGCATGATTTAGATGGCTTTTTCTTGGAACGTGGCAACCGACCTTATCTGCAACGACATCCCACCGATTGCAGAAATAGGAGACATTTGCTTCCCTGGGGGCGCCTGCCTGTCTAACCTGTTGACGGCGATCAATTCGGTACCCAGTCCGACAGAGATACCTCTTAATTACATGGGGCAACTGGGCCCAGCTACGGCCTTCTTACAGCCCTTTATGAATGTGCTGGACACAGTCCTGGCGATCTTTAAATGCCTGGAAGCGTTCACCGACTTTGCAACATCCCTTGATCCCTCTGGTATCTTCGAATGCTTTCCTGAGCTGCTGTCAAAAATTAACCAGTTGTTGTCGATGATCCCACAGCTATCGATCCCCAGAATGGTCAAGGCTATCATTCAGGCGCTGATCGCTTTGCTGCGAGGGCTGGCAGACGATCTAAGGTACCTGCTGGATCGTCTGGTCGAAATGGCTGAGGAAATCGACAGGGCGGCCGACCTGGGGGACGTCAACAAGGCGGGGTTCCTGGCATGCGCTCAGAACACCATGAACGACTCTCTTGCCGAGACTGCGCTTGCTTTGAAGGCAGTCGGCCGAATTATTCTGATCGTCAATATTTTCATGGGGTTCTTTGGTGGTCCAGAGATACCGTGCTTTGGCGAGATTCTCGACGGAGTCTTTGCAGACCAGCTCGAACCCATTATTGACCTGCTTGACGACTTAGCGGATCTGCTGGAACAAATCGACCTTGCTATTGTGGATCCGCAGTGGGCGATCACCGTAGCGTTAGGAGATCAAAAATGCTGAGCAAGGATTTAATAGGGCTGAAGTTTCCTGTGCAGCTAAACGGGAAAGGGGACCTGGCCTCAGTGTCAGGCCTGGACCTGGAAAAAGCAGACCTCATGCTATTGCTGAGCATAGAAAAGGGTGAGCTGCCCTGGGATTCAGAATATGGAACCAGGCTGCGAGAACTCCTTCACGAGCATGTCAGCAGCACGGTGACGAGCAACGCAATTGCTTTTAGAGAGGCGACGGACCAGATCAACACGTACGCGCCGGCCTACAGAGCGATGACTGCCGGAGTTTCTTTCGAAAAGAACTTGGCAAGCGTTTCTATTACATACGTGGAACGTGCTAAACTTGAACCTGAGCGAAGGACTGTTAGAGTCGAGGTACCGAGATGACAGCGATTTTTACGGAGACATACGACTTCACAGAGAGAGATTTTGACTCTGCAGATCTCCGACTTCGGAGCCTGCAGGACTCAGCTTTCCCTGATATGACAGACCCAGACTCGCCCAATATGATGAACCTTCTAAGGAAGGAAATGGCCTGGGTTTTGTCTCGAAATGATTACTACATTTCGAAGGCTGCGCGCGAGTCGTTTGTGGCGACCATGGACGAGCGGCGCTCGGCGATCTACCACGGCCGGCGCCAGGGTTACCAGTTATCTGGCCAGGTGGCAGCCACTGCCGATCTAACTGTAACCATAGAAAACGGGCCGCTTCCTGGAACTCTGACTTTTGCACAGAAAGACGTCGTGAAAACTCAGGAAGTTCCCACTCCTATCGTCGGAGAAATTCAAGCCGAGGTTGTGATCCCGTCTGGTGATACAACGGGCACGCTGCAATGGAGGCACTCTACATCTAAACAGGATACATACACCAGCACAGGGAAGCACAACCAGCGATATAAACTACAGTATGCTCCTTATTTGGACGGATCCGCAGCGTTCTCGACGGCGGCCGGTGAGTGGGAAGAGGTCGAAACATTCCTGAACAGCGGGCCGACATCCAGGCACTTCAAAGTAATAGTCGACGAGGACAACTACGGCTGGATCTATTTCGGAGACAACACAAACGGAAAGGTTCCAGAGGGCACATTCGACATTGATTATGAAATAGGGGGCGGAGATTCTGGCAATGTTGCCCAGAATTCACTAAGGAAATTCGCCAAGACATACACCGACTCTCTTGGTAACACAGCGGTTTTGACGGTTACCAATCCAGAAAAAGCCTCAGGTGGTATCGATCGCGAGACTGTCGCAGCGGCGCGCGTGAACATTCCAAACAATAGGCGCTTACCTGCCGGCACTGTCGCCAGGGAGGACTTCGAGCTCAGGGCGCTCGAGATAGCAGGGGTTGCTCGAGCATTAATGCTCTCAAGCGACGAAGACAGCCAGATCCCCGAGAATGAGGGGCGCCTGTACATTGTACCCAATGGAGGAGGAACAGCCAGCCAGGCGCTGCTTGACGCTGTCGAGACGCGGATCACGGTGACCTATCCGCAGGTAATTTCCTTCACAACTGCTGTGAACACGGCGCCTTACTTGACGGTCGATGTTTACGCGGTGGTTTATCTGACAGCGGGCGCCAATGCCACAACGGTGAAGGCCAGCGTAACAGAGAGATTGAGTCATTATTTCGAACCGCTGATCACGTCTGGGAGCCAGTTCATAGGGGAATATGTGACCACTGACTCAGGCCTTGAAATTCAGCTCGGGATCGGCATGGCTAACCCCTTTGTGGATTTCGGCTGGAATTACAAAGACGAAGACGACAATCCAGCGGGGGAAATACCTTTAAGCGACGTTTACAACATAGTAAGAGACACCACAGGGATCAGAAAAATAGGAACCAGCGAAGACGAATTCAAGCTGAACGATGAACATGAAGACATACAGATCGCAAACTATCAGTTCCCAGCAATGGGGACTTTAACTCTTATTAACGGAGCCACAGGGACAGAGATTTAATGGTTGCAGAGTTCCAAAATAAGGACTTTTCGATCGCTGGCCTTGGCCCTGGGCAGGCAGAGGACTGGATACTCGAGGCTTACCTGCAGCTTCCAGGCTGGGCAAAGTTCAGGACATACCAGGACTTTGTTCTTTCGGAGCGTTTCAACTGGTTCGACTCGTTTGCCAAAATCTGGAGCGGGATCGATCCGTATGATCTAGATCAGGTGCTGGGCCTGTCGATCGTCGCTGTCGGTACCTCCCCCTCGAATTATTTCGAAGTGGCTGGGGACGTGCTGCGCCTGCTGCCCCCCTCTGCTTCGGTGCTGGTAGAGGGTACCGTGCTCGGACAGACAAACCTCGACGGATACTGGACAGTCGAATCGATAGAATTCACAGGCGCCAACACTAGGATCTATGTCACCGAAGACGTGCTGGCAAGCGTGCCGGCAAACCTGATCATCCCTCCGATCCTGTATTTGAATATTGATAATTACGGGTGGGGAGCCGAGATAGCATCCCAGGCGACTTATCCGATCGCGCCGCTTGGTGCTGGGACGACTTTATTCATATCGATAAATCGAGAAGCTCAGGTTACGGCAACTTTTGCCGGCGGAGAAACTACGGCTCAGCAGGTGGTCGACAGACTGAACTCCGAATTTTCGACGCTATCAGTTGACGATCTGATCGTGGCTGTTGTCGAGGGCTCCGTTCCAGTGATCAAAACACTGGCCCAGGCTACAGAGAATTATATCGACATCGAAGGGGGGACAGCCAACACGACCTTACTTTTTGGCACCAGGGAGCAGTATGGCTTCGGGCAGTTTGCTCAACTGTTCGATATTTACTTCGAAGACCCACAGAACGCCACGGCCGAGGAGCTGGAAACCATTCTTAAGCAGTATGTCCAGCACGGCTATTTTATGGCACGCGAGGCCCAGGCAGGTGGGTCGCTTAAGGTGCAATCTGAGAAGGCTGGCGATCTTGCAACCTGTCAGGTGTGGGGATACTGGGGGGACGTGCTTTCAAAAGCGGTCTGGCCTATCCCAGCCAGAACTCCAACGAACAACGAGCTCGAAATATCGCTAGACGGAGAGCCCGCCTTTACAGCAGTTCTTACCGTGGGAGCCACAACGGCCGAGGAAATCGTCCAGGACCTCCAGAACGCCTTTCTTTCCAACGCGGTCACAGGTAAGGCCGAGGTTGCTGGGAACGGTCAGATCGTCGTGGGCGGCCTTCTCAGTGTTAAAATCATTGGAGGGTCTGCCAACACGGATCTAAACTTCCCCAATCATACGGTATGGGGAAATAATTATTTTCACGGGCTGCTCGGATTCCAGGACACCACGGACACCGGCGCCTATGATGTAGGGTTCTTTGAGACATTCGACGAAGCGCCCTCGGTGGCTGCCCTGTTTGCCGGCGGCACGTCGATCGAGTCGCAGTTTGAAACATTCGAATGGACGGCTATCTATGAGGACCTCGACGAGGTAACGATCAGCCAGGCGCCGATCAAGAGCTGGGCCGAGTGGCTGGGCGGTGGTGAAGTTACTTTTGTCAACCAGGGGGCCAAGACATTCATCACCCCAGGCGACAAGAGAAAGTATTTTTATCCAGGGGTTAAGGCAATCGTTCAGGATTCAACCGGCAACGATAATCTCTACACCGTGGTAAGCAATGTGCAAGCGATACTGGGCACCATGGTCGAGGTTGCTGAGGCGATACCAGACCCCACGGCGGACGGGTATATTTATCCTCTGTTTTTCCCGAATGGTTCGGAGGACTTCGAGCAGGGGTGGCGGGGCACGTTCCTTACTAACCCAGACGATCCCCCCTGCCGGTTCTGGGACGGCGTGCTTGTGGGCAACGAGAGAACATTCCCGATTAATGTTCCCTCGAATAGGAATGAGATGTGGATCTATGTAGCCAGCGAAGAGAACCTGGTGCACATCACGATCGATCCTGACACCTATGACACAGCGGCTGACCTGGTGGCCAACATGAACGCCAAATTTGCAGCAGCCTCAGGCGCCGATCTGGAGTTCTCTGTCCACGAAGAAAGCACCGACCAGACCAGCGCCAAGATCGGTTTTGGGTGGGACGGCTCAGGAAGCACGACCGAGGAGTTTTATTTCGCAAACCAGCACGGCACTTACGAGGAGCTGGACATTCGCGAGGTTGTCGGCTTGATCGACCTGGTGCAAGGGGTTACGTCCAGGGTTAAAGTGCCTTCTCGGTACTTCGAGAACCTTGAGGGGGCTGTTCACGGTACGGTGCCAGACGCCTGGGCAGACGATCCCAAAATGTTCGACGTTGATCCTGATAGTAGGTTCTCTTATACGATACAAACAACGCCGGCGGCCGAGACAGTGGTTGTTCCAGAGGGGCAAGACTTCGCCCTGTTCAACCAGTTAAAGCCGTTTGTGGACAACTCAGCAAATGAGTCTTTCATTCCCGAGGGCTGGGGTGGAGCAATACTGGACGAGCCAGCTTTTGAAGCAACCTTACAGGTGGCCTGGTTCGATCAGCCTCCGTTGGCGCCTCAGCAGTTCGAGAATTTCGAGGAAGGGTGGTAATAAATGAGCGCTGAAGATTGGGCATTACTAGACGACAGCTTGGCCTCGGTCGAGAAGGGCGCAACCAGTGGACAGACACCCCCCAGCGGGGGCGGATCCATGATTTACGCGATCAACTCCATGGACTCCGAAGCGATCGGGGCTGTGGGCCTGTATTGCGTGATCGCCGACTTTCAGCCTATGCAATCGGGTGGCAGAATCTCGGGATGTATCAAGCGCTTGCCCAGCGGTTCGAATACGGGGTTTTCTCCACTGTTTTTCATGAGCGCGGGCGGCAAAAGTGTCAACGATACCGCTTACATTCTGGGACTGGAAGACGCTGAGCCTTACAGAATCGTTCT